AATGGGTCTGTTAGCATCTCCATAAACTTTTCAGCGTTCAAAAGTCTAAATCTTTTTGTAATATTTCCAGCCATTTATATTTCCAAGAATTTGAATTGTACTATTATTTATGCGTTTGTTCGTGCAATGAAATGCAAATTGGTTGTTGGTCCATATGGATATGGTTCCGAAAGAATTAACATTGAATCGTCAATTATTGCTCTAACAAAAGCGAATGTGTTGACATCATTAGTATCATCAACAATTTCAATGATATCCCACGGTTCTAAATCACCGAATGCAGAGATATTCGATTGAAAGATAATTGCTTTCGAAAGTTGAGAAATTGGAACGTCAAAGAATAGTGACGAAAACTGTTCATTCGCCCATGTTTTAATCAAATCACCGGAAACGATTTGTTGAGTACCTAAACCAAGCGTTTTAGTCACAAAATTGTCTGTTTCAACAATTGGGTCAAAAATAAATTCCGGTTCTGGAAATACAATATCATAGTTGATAGAAATTTTACCGACCTGACCGGCAGGGCCAACTGTAATCACAGAATTCAATTTAGGACTGACAATCGCATTATAAAACATGTCAACCGCACCAAACATTTTAGTGCCGGATGGATGGACCAGCTTATTCGCTATATGTTCATATTCAGAAATACCATGACTGGAAATAATCTGATATGAATATTCCTGATAAAAGAAATTATCCTGTAAATATTTATCCCATGATAGAAACCCATCAGTTCCTAACCAATGTCCGGGATACTCGATAATGTCAACAATAGTACCAATAGGCTGTCCTGAATTAGAGCCGAATATTTGTTCGCCTTCAACAAAAGTTCCGAATACATTATTAATATATAGTTCATCGATTTTGACCTCATTTTCGACATAAGATACAAATTTATCCTTTCTTGCCGTAGCACCTGAATTCTCGCCTCTAATTGCTACGAGTTCTTCAATTTCTTCAATATCTGTCGTATTGATTATTTTAAGAGAACGTTCAACTAACCATTTACCATCGGATGCCCGCAGAATATCCTTTCCGGGATAATATACAGAAACGTTTTCGTCTCCATATAGAATTCTGAACAACATTTGATAAGATTTTTCTGTTCCTCTTGACCTATAGAAGTCCAGAATATTCTTAATCAACAATCTATCATCGACCTTAGTAACAGGTATCGATTTCATAAATTCAGTTCTCATAAACTGAAAATATTTTTCTGGTATCAAATCGGCGTCTTTGAAGTACGACAATTTTCTTGAAACATCGACCGGATTGTCAAACTGTTCCATCCACTTATAATAAGTTTCAATGAAATTAACAAATACAGGATTATCTCTCTTGACAAAATCCGGTAATTGTGATTTTACAAATATAGAAACTGTATTGCCTGTCGTCATTATAGTGTCACTGTATTAGATACACCGTTAACATCAATCAACGTGTTATTACCCAACACTTCGACTGTTTTATTGTACATTACCTTCATTCTGGTAATGTCGAACATTTCAACGTCAGGGTGAGAAAGTAAAATAATGTTATTTTGATATGAAAAAATGTCTGTGGTATCTGGTTTTACAAATATTGAAACTTCCTTATCATAGTCTAAAAATACAAAAGAATCAAGCGATACAACACCAGTATTGTATGATACTGTTCCAACATTTGTGTTATAGTATGCTTTGGCATTACCAACGTAATAGTATAGTCTAAGAATACCTTTACCGTCATCATCCAAATATAAGGTATTATCTGAACCACCTATCTTGAATCCCGAAGATGATACACAACCTTGATATCCCGAATACGGATTATAAAGCGGATTTTGAAATTCAAGCTTGTACGTGAATTTAGAGCCAATAATTGGAGCAAATCGTTTTTCTAAGTTAATCTCTATATCAGATGATTCAATTGAATTGTCAGATACGTCCACCATCGCAGTGAACTTTGAAAGCTTGAATCTATTCCCAAAAATTCCAAGTTGGGTATCTTCATATTTTTGAACAGTGGTTTCAATTTTCGAGAAAATTTCATCCGCAGCCAAAGATGTTACATTAGGATTGTAATTGATTCGAATGTTTGGTTTTACGAATATGAATGCCGGGTCTATGATAATTGGGTCAATTGACATCGGCGTGTACTTCTCAATTTCATTGATGATAGTCTGCTTTCTGTCATTTGTAATCACGTAACCAGAATATGGTTTAATCGACATTATCGTTTTACCATACATTGGCGGAGTGTGGGTTTCCCCTCCCCAAACGTTGATTGATTGAATATCTGAATAATTTTCTAAGATAAAATTGATGTAGTCATCGGCAGTTATCAATCGATTTTGGATTTCATAACTTCTTGGTGCATTGAACTTAATAGAATCTATCGATTCATCATCCTCGCCGTCCACCGCACGTTGATTTACCGAAAGAATGTTACAAGCGTATCTATTTGTTGGAATGTCTTTAGAATATCCAGCAAATCCTACTTTAGAAAAGGATTGAGCGCCGTTGGCGGCAGAGCCGGAACACGCTCTTACTAAAATTCTGACAATGTTTCCATTAGTTAATTTTTTCCCCAGAACACCATCACCGAAATATATCTCATAATTACCCCTGTTATTTTTTTGGAGATAATAAACTTCCGAAGATGATGTTACATTTGTTGTGTCTTTAACTCGCTGATAAAATGTTGAACTCGATGACGTAATGTTTGGAGAAACAGTTACAATCATAGATGACGTATCAATGCCTTTAGCTGTCATTTCATAGAAATTTACACCATTTGACACGGTAAATGTATATTCTAACGTAGTTCCTTCAAATATATCAATACTCTTGATATATGCACCATTGACTGGCGTCACCGAATAATCAGCACTAGTCGTGAATTCGTACAAAACGTTATTGATTTTCGCCGTGAATTTGGTGTTGGCTGGAATAACGATTTCAGAAGGTGAATCAGTTGGCGAAAATGAAATTGTTATGTTTGCCCTAGCCGAGCGTGACGAACGAGGCGTGTAGTTCAACATTTTGGAAATCGAATATACCGATTCTGGCATCATGGCTGAATCCAGAAAGGATTCATTAGCTGCCATGTTCACATAGAAACTATTGTAATATGTATTGTAAGATAGAACGTCCAGCATGGTAGACATCGCCGTACCTTCGAAATCATAATCAGAAAAATCTGAATTTGATCTTAAAAAGTTCTTGAGGTTATTCTTAATATCAAAGAAGTTTAATTCGGAAACTTGTAATGTTGTATTTGCAGTCATCTAATGTGTTTACCTAATTCTCGAAAGGAATATATCGACAGTTACCGGAGTGTTGGAAGTCATGGGCACGAATGTAATCTCGACTGATATTCCATTATGGTCCAAATCATTTTCTAGTGTCAGGGAAATCAATTCAGCACGATTTGATGAATAATTTTCGATAACATCCTTGATTGCTGTCTTTATTTTTTGAACAGTAATCGGGTCAAAGCTGTCAAATTGCGCATCATAAATTCCGCCATACACGTCCGGTCGAAATAAAGTTTCATATCTGTTGGTTAAAACTAGATTTTTAATTTGTTGTTTAATAGCATTTTCATTTTTGAGAATAGACAATTGTCCTGTTTCCGGGTGCGCTAGAAAGTTCATGTTGATATCTTTATAGGTATCTTTAGTAGAGCGAACAAAAAGCATGATGTTAACCTATAGAAAATGTTGATTGAGACGTGACAATTGTACTTGCACCGCAATATCGCCCATCGCCATGTCTATGAACAGCTTTACCCGCTATTGTCCATTTTGATTGACCGGTAGCCGCATTTGTTGCTCCGGGTGCATGTAACAGCCCATCTATGGCGGCAACCGTATCTACGGTAGCTACCAGTTTTCCGCCAACGGTAAATTTTGTCTGTGGTGGAGTTTCTAGAGCACCACCACCATGGGAATTTAAGTCACCGACCAATGCACACAGTGGCAATTATTATTATCCTATTGATATACTATCTCTTATATTTATCAAAAATTTGTAGGAAGCCACTTGACATTCTGGCTAGTTTCTATATCTTGAAATTACGAGATATGGAGTTGATGGAAATGGTAACGATTAAAACCAGCCTTCCGTGGTGCGACATGAAAATTGCTTTTGGTGTCGATGACGAAGATATGCTTTGGGATGCCTGTGACAATGGGACACTAAAACTCCCGGAAGGTTGGGAATTGAATGAAACGTGTTCAGCGGGAGCACGGAGTGTCGCAATCTTTCGGCTTACCAAACTACCGACTATCGAAGACGGTAATACAGTTATGGCCGCACTAGTCTCTGTTGGTGCATCATCACCGCCAGTAGTATAAAGGTGAATGAAATGGATATAGTCATTGCTCGACTCGATAAGATTTATCCATCTGGTGATTGGCATGATAAGCCAATGAAATGGGCTGTAATTGGCCCTCGTGGCGAGCAACAGCATTTTTCTACAAAAGCGAATGCAACAATCTATAAGCGTATTCGTGGAAAGGCAGAAAGTCAGTCTGACGCAATTACTCGTTATGTTCGGGGCATAAAATGACCAACTTTATTGTTCTTCCTCGCTACACATTCAAGCGTGATAACAACATTTGGAAAACTGCCACGGTTTACAAAGATGGTGTAGAATTTGGCCAGATGAACGAAAATACCGCTCGTGAATTTTGCTGGAAATGGAATGGCAATCGTGAAGATTGTGAAATAAAATGACTTGACATGTTTGCACTATAGTGTATTATACAAATCGGCGGTTAGTTCAGGTGAACGTCCCACTTGATCAGTGGTTGCTTGATCACCGTAATTCTCTAGGTTCGAGTCCTAGATAATCGCCAGTCTTTGTTACATAAATCCGTTAATTGCTGATAACCCCGGAACCGATAGTCCGGTAGCTAGATTTGTCGTAACAAATGACGGGTCTGGTAGCATTGACGATGAAACACCCAATTTTTCTGGGTTTACATTTACATGTAACCAAGACGAATCACCAAACACCAAATTCAAGGAATCAGCAACCTTGGTGAATTTGGAGAGTTCTTTCATTACTCCATACATGTTGTGTTCAAATCCTGCAATTTGAATATCAAACGAGTTGCCTATCAAGTGCTGAACTTCATTCGCTAAAGCCGAATACGGAATATTATTTGAAAAGGCGGATTTGATTATCAAATCCCGACCAAAACCATTCAGCAATCCTTCTAGCATACCTTCCGCACCAGCCTGTAAATTTTGCACAATCTTGTATAGTGGAATGTTCGCTCCACCAGTCAGGTTCATGACCAAAGACGAATCTGGAATCAGAGTTGACGTAAACCGTGGCATCCAAGATGCGGTTATAGGGGAATATGCGCCAGAAGTCAGGTGCGACAAGTTAAAATTTCTGGAAAGCTGCATCCCAACATCGATTATCGTTGAAGAATCTATTTTAAATGCCATGTACTTTTCTCACTGTGAAGCCTTTAGAACAATTTCTAGTTATTAATGATGTATACGGTAAATTAAATTCTGAACAAAATAACTTTAGATTTTTTATTTCCAATTCTTCTCCGGTTGGAAATGTTATTACCCATGTTTTTGCATGGGCCATTCGTATTTCGTTAGTTTTCTTTGCTAAACTTTGTTTCTTTTTGGTTTCTTCTGAATGCCGTCGCCCAAAAAATGGGTTTTTGTCACCATTATATCTATTTAACATCTTCTCGCTAACTAATTTCTTTTGTTGTTCACTCCATTTATTACCGTAATTTGGGTTACTTTTGCCTTGAGTGTTATCAGACATTTTTTTCTTCGTCTCATCTGAGAATTTCTTCCCGTACCAATATGCATTAGAACCAGAAACAGAAGAAGCATACTGTTTTCTAAAAAAATCAAATGAATTTGACGTATGTCGATCCACAAGATGTTTGTTTTTACGCATTAATAAAAAAGCCCAATACATATCACGTTTGCGTTTTCCTTCACACATTTTCAATAATAGAAGATGACAAATGTAATGTTCTTTTGCAGTTAGCAATACAGTGTTGCTTTTTTTATTGGAGCCGCCAAATGATTTTGATTTTGGAATTACGTGATGCAATTCGTAATAATTACCGTCTTTTTTACTTCTATTAGCTGATTGTGCCTTATTAACTACGTTATAATACCATTTGGCGTATTTGTTTACGAAAAATAAATTTTCATCTATTTTAAATGCCATCTTGACTTCCTATACAATGTGTACTATTATTTATGTGTGTCTGAAAGGACTTGGTGATTGTATTATTTATGAGGGTTAACATTATGGTCAAGATTTTCAGTTTTGTGATGATTGCGTTATTTTCGATGATTGGATACGCAAATGCCTTTTCACTGAACAAAGCACAGGAACTATCAATCTTCCGTGTAGATCAGGTAATCTATCTGTCTACGCTTAACGATTTCTGTCATTTTGTCGATAATTCCGAAATCGTAGTGCTTGATAGCATGACACGAGATTGGATGCAAAGTGTCGGTGTAACCAAAGATGTTTGGGATTGGTATCATTCCAATACTGAAACTGGCAAAAAGAGTGTGTTTTACAATGTTGATACTATGCGGGCGCTGATTGAGGAAAAGACTGCCGGTCGCATTAAGAATGTTTGTCGGACCCAGAAGAAAGGGTTTATGAAAATTTATCATACAGTCGCCAAGGATTTTGACGAGTCGGGCGAAACTGAATAAGGGAGTGTGTTATTATGAACAAATATTTCAAACTTGTGCTTGGCATTGCATTTTCAATGATTGTTACCGTTCTGCCTGTCCGACAGGCATCAGCACAGAATGTATATGAATTTGCTGAACTATTCGATGACGCCACGATTATCAGTCTACTTAATGATCGTTGTAATTATGTTACGAATATCGATGCTAAATTCACTGCCAGAACATATGCTTTAGCAATAACGCTAACCACAACTTTGGTTAATAGCGAAATTTTAGCAAATTATCATGCCTATGATAGCAAAGGACAGGAATTCATATATTTTGCTACAAACATATTTCCAGAATTTGAAGCTAATAAAGAAAATCCAGAGAAAACGACAGAATTGTGTACTAAATATAAACCCATGTTTGTAGAGCGTTACAATTCTGCCAGAGAAATCATAGAATCATCAGTTCTAAGAAATGTGGAAAACATCCAGCTTCAACCTTTAGAATAAGGGTCTTTACCCAAATCTTGGTGAAATTGAACCTTGCCGACCGGGACTCTCTTGTACCAATAATCGTACAGTTCCCGGTTGGTTCGTTTTTGTGTCTTATCGCCACGAACTTTATTGATAACCAAATCATCCTTTTGAGAACCGGGAGACGATGCTTCTTCTTCCGGCTGTTGCTGTGACTTATCCAACAACTCTTTCACCTTGGATGCTGAATTCAATGCGTGAGCCATGAAGATTTCTGCATTCAATGGGTCACGTCCTAATGTTTGGCGAAGTTCCGGCAGATAAGATAGCATTTTCTGGGCGATACCAGAAGCATCACCAGCATCACCCCGTTTTGTGATATCGTTCACCCAATCGACTACGAACAGCAATAAGTCATAGGGTACTTTTGTCTTCTTTGCAGCATCGGCAATATCTTCAATGACCTTATCTTTAACTTTGCCGGAAAGCTGTTCTTCCTTGGTATTGGAAGCATTCCTTGCTGCATTGATTACCGACACAATACCAGCCGAAGAAAAATATGGGTGTTCGGCATCCTTGACGTTGCTTTTATAGGATTGGTCACATGTTTCCTCGTGACCTTCTGAATCAGAAAATTTAATAACGGGATATTGAGGGTCGTTTTTATCTACACTCATGCTGTTCTCTTAGTAGGGTCTGATTTACTATAGTGCGCCATGGCATCACCGGTCGTGACTGCTGTATTGTCTGAATTTGGTCTTTGCCGTCCCTTTTCGATAACCGCTCTCTTTGGAGCCTTGCCCAAGTCAGTAGATTTAGCGGTCATTTCCGGCATGGCTTTGGTTTTGCCTTCAAGCCATCCCATAGAACCAGCATCCGCATCAAATGAGCCGGATGCGTTTATCTTTGCGTCTTTGGATGATGTGGCAAACGTGCCACCGGAACGAACAGATACATTACCACCAGCTTCCATCGTAATATTAGCAGATGCTGTAAAATCAATATTTTCGGCTTCGATAATCAATCGTTTAGCCTTTATTTGCATAGTCTCACCGACAAGTATGTCTTTCTTTCCAGCAACAGTTTCCACAGAATCATTGTTTGCAATAATCGAGAATGAACCGTCCGCATGTAGAGTAACATCCGATGTAGAGCGAATATCTATATCATCGACCGCCGATAGATTATATGCACCCATAGTCAATGTATAGGAAGAACCACCAGCAACAGAATAGAAATTTCCCATTGCTTTTACAACTACAGTTCCTTCCGTTCCCATCTCCATTCGAGAGCCATTTTTATGTTGGAAATTGACTCTTTCAACACCGGGAGTATCGTCCATTTCCCACATGTGACCTGTCAATGATGCATATACATAGTTATATGGATATTGCGGCGCTGCCGCCACTTCCGGTTCACCAACAGAACCTTTATCACCAGATACTGGAAATCCTGTTAATCTGGCATCATTATTTCTAGTAATTTCTGGTTGAAATAGATTGCCATTTAATCCAACTGCATTATGGTGAGTAGAAGGCTTTCCTGTATATCCACCATATGGTAATGAACCGGAAGCATCAGCGAAGCCCCTGCTAAATCCGGCATTTGATGCTGTTGCATTTCCCGTATAAAATTGCTTTGCGGTTGCTAGACGTTTTGCCGTCTCACCTTGCGAATCATCATATCTTTCATATGCTTTCATAGCTAAGTTTGCTTGTTCAATGCTTGTGGCATTTCTAAGCATATTATTGGCTCTACTTTCAGTAGTGTTCAATTCATGAAAGAAAAAGTCGATTTGTTTCGATGCTGACCCTTGAGCGCCATAATTAATCATACTTTGTCGCCTATCATTCCATTGAAAAATACCTTCGGCGGCACTCCCTTTATCATTCGGATTAAACCCACCGGGATCAAAACCAGATTCATGAAAAGCATGGGCTTTAGCGGCGGCTATTGCATAATCATTATATCCACGTTTACGCATTTCTGATTCTAATAAAGCTTCTGTCTCTTTTCTAGTTGTAGGCTCATTTGCTGTAGTAGTCGAATCGACGTTATTGTTAGCTGATGGAGTTGTTTGTGCATTCGAAGTTCGAACATCTTTTAGTCCGGGTTTTCCGGGATACCATCCAGCTTGCTTGATTGCATTGACAAACCATCCAGCTTTGGCCCCATTCCAAACACGTCCAGAACCGGTATCAATATGAATGAATGAATTATACAACCCAAATCCGACAAAGCCACATTGAACAGCCGTTTGCGCAAATCTAGCTAGATTAGCTTGTGATGAACCGCCTATAGATGCATAGGATACGTCAAAAGCCCGCCCCTTCATGTGTTGGGAATTTTTTGCACCGCCAACAGAAGCATTATAAGCTGGTGTTCTATAGGCCGAATTGATACCGGGATTCCTACCAAAACGTCTACCCAATTCTTCCAAGGCCAATGCAGAGGCATAATGGATAAACAATGAATGATTCGAATCCTTACACGCCAAACCATAATCACCAAGCGCTGGTGTTGGTTTATAAACTTTAAGTGGCCAGTTAGGAATATTTTGCTTAGTCAAATGTGAACCATCGTCGGCAATCACGGAACCACCAGAAGGGTTGGCCATTGCCATAGGCGAGAAACCATCGCCATAAGCTGCATTCGTATTTGGACCAACCGCATCACCAGAATAAAGGCTAGACGTTCCACGATATCCAGCACCAGAATTACCGATAAATGAAGCTGGATTTGAAACATCATGAATTCGAGGAATCGCACCCAAAATGACAGGGAATTGTGCCGTATCCCCATCAATGAAAATAGCAAATACCCATGAGTCTGGCTTTAGATAATTTGGAGAAAATCCAACGCCAGAAGTTGAAGCGGATGATTGCAACACTTGCGACCACGGCAAATCAATAGTTGGTATTTTTGATTTGTCGGCTGTATGATATCCAAAATATCTGGCTTTTACTCGTCCAAGAGTGAGTGGATCACTCACATCCTCCACGACTCCTATAGCAAAAACTGTATTTTTACCAATGAAATCGTTAAGATTATCTAATGTGTTCAAACCTTTTCTCCATTAGAGTTAGGCCATACGGCTGAAACTTCTTTCGGTTCATTACCTTCTGGCAATGATTCGGTGTTCATATTCGTATCCATTTCATTTTCGTAGTTGTTTTTAATACAAGTCATGGAAATATTGTATCCAGAGCCTGTATAAACATGTCTGACAGACATAACCAAATATTTACCAGAAACAAGTTTATGAACATTTCGAATAATGTCATCAGTTCCACCAAATTCAGGAAATTCCAATTTAATGATATCACCGGCTTTCCTATCTGTGTCGCCGGGTATTGAGATATCTACCATAATGTTATCCATTACCCCCATGGAACCACGAAACAGATGATAAAAATCTGGTTTCTGGTCTTTGTCTACACCAGAACCTGTTATGTTTGTTATTTGTAGTGTTTCTAGTGAACTTTTTTCTGAAATGTAGTTGTTGTTATCAGAAATAAACTTGCCGTTAGTTCCCAGATGATTAAGCTTATTAAAGTCTGTCAAGTAATCATATTCATATTTATTGAATTCAGAGTAGATTGGGTCGATGAATTGAGCAACATTTTCCCAACCACCAAGTACACCAGCCTTGTCGGCAGAAAACAATGATGTGAATTCATATGAATTGATTTTAGATAATTCAAACGGTTTCGCACTTTGTCTTGACGCTCCACCAGATGGTGTATCGGATGCGCCGTCTCTAGGAGAGTTGTTCGGCTTCCAATTCTTAGGTGCTGAATAATAAGAGTCCAACGCCTTGCCCATTATCAATTCGTCAATCGTTTTGAATACAAAGTTTGACGTGTTCTCGTAGTATACGAAGTTTGAAGCAATATACTTGTCGGATTTCGCTTCCTTGCATAGAAATTCTATAGCTTTCGTTGGCCGCATAGATGGAATAACAATAGTTCTAGCACCTTCTGTAGAGCCTGCATCCAACTCTTTTTGTGATTGAAGTATGGTTGAATGAATTTCTTTAACCATATCTGTTATCGTCTTAGACCGAAACGATTGTGATATCTTGGTCCTGAAATTAATGAAATATTCCGGCGAGGCTAGATGTATAATGTATTGTGCTTCTCTGGCATGTGTAGTGTTACGCATGTTTTCAATAGAAACAACACGCAAATTCAAATCAATTGTTCTAAGAACGGCTGAATGTGGTGTCTTGAATTTGATATTGACGGTTTCCTGCCCCACAATTGGCAAAACCGACATAAGGGACAGAGTATCCTTAATCGACAATGAAGCGGTAATAAACGGTTCTACTATCGATTCATAGATAGAAAACTCCTGAACGATAGGGAACAAATTTATGGATTCGTTAGATATTTCAGATTTGAGTAATATTTGCTCTATCTTTATAGAGCCTGATGGAAAATCAGTTTCTGCCATTTATTGTGCGAATATGTTTTTGATTTCAGTTTCTATCTTCGGAATGTACATCTTTTTGATTAGTGAAATTCGGCGTCTGTTTTCGTTTCTATCCATTTCATAGTCATATGCATAGACCATTCTTTTTTCTTCTAATGGAAGTTTAAGGAATGCTGTTTTGTCTATTTGCAATTCCTTGGCAGGAACAATAGAGCCATCCGAAAATACTTCTTTATTCTGGATAATTCTATAATATGCGTATTCAGTCTGCATAGCAGTTTGGGTTGAACCATAAGTTTTTACTATATATTCATCAAATTCATTGGTTGACATCGGCCAATCGTAATAAGGGTCAAGCATCATATTTGTGAGTAGAATCAATTCAGACAATTCAGGTCTTTTGTAATATTTATCAGCCACCACGAACGGCTTTTCACCATCTGATATGATGTAATCATCAAAGACCTTGGAATAGCGATATATTAATTCCCTGACTCTGTAGCGAACCATGATATTCGTTGCCATAGAGCCACTATACATTGTTTTTGGAAATGGTGAGAAAAACGTTGCCATGTCTTAGAAACCATCCTTGACAATATCTTCTCTGGTGAGGATAGCCACTTCTTGGAATGATAAATCTAATTGAGTCGAGAAAGGAATTTCACCAGATGATGAACTAAAGTAAGACTTGGTTCCTTCACCGTGGTAATCAACGTTCATATTAGTCAATACACATGTGGCAAATTTGAATCGATAGGTGGTATCCGGCAAATCTATGTGCCAAACATCTGGATATTTGAATAGGTTGTTGTTGAGATTTTCTTCAAAATTTGGGTGCATTCCAACTTTGAATTCACGAATTATATTTTTAATCGTGTTGGCTTCCTTCAAGTTTGAAGGAATTAGTTTGTACGAGAAGTTGAATTGTCTGAATTCGGGGGATGAATAAACCATTGCTTGAAATGGGTTAACGGCGACACCTGCCGCTCTTGA